CAGCAGCTCCAACATGTTTTGGTGCAGAGAATGTCACTGTTGGTGAGGTTGCGTATCCAGCACCAGGTGTGGTTAAAGTTACTATACCAACACCACCTGTTGTTGAAATTCCTACTGTTGCAATTGCCCCAGATCCAGTGTTAGAAATAAATTTAACACCAGGTAAATTAGTATATCCACTACCAGAATTTAAAATTTGAACTTGCTGAACAGATTGTGCTTTTGGATTTGCATTTTGATTGTTTAAAATAATTCCACCAATCATTGATGCAGTCGCAATACCAGTAACTCCTCCATCTGGAGCAGAAGATATTGCTACCCTAGGTGGAGTAAGATATCCACCACCTCTGTTTGTTACTGCAATAAACCTAATACCACCATTAACTATTCCACTAGTTGCAGTAGCAGTTGATCCTGTTCCAATTAGAGTAAGAGTTTGTGAGTGTCCGACAAGTGTAGAGATTCCATCTTCAGACTGTCCATCAGACTCTCCACCAGTGAGAACATCATCAATCTCTTCGATACCGGTATCAATAACTTCATCACCGACACGATAGAGTTCGCATCTTAATTCATAAACATAGGTTTTTTGTAACTGATAAAATGGTTTATCTACCTCAACAAATTTAATTTCAAAAAGTCTATCGCCAAGAGGAAAATAAAGAAGATCACCTTCCTTTGGTCTAGTTGAAAGTTTAATGTTCTCCTCATTCTTAATCAAAGGAGAAATATAAGTTTCAAATCTTTCCTTTGAAATAATAAGAGTTATTTCATTCGTTGCTTGTATTCCAAACTTTGACAATATTGTGTTATTGTCTCCATATCCTTCGTAGTTTTCTATATAAGCTTCAATTGGATATGCATCATCAAATTTAGATTGAATAACTTCTTTGAGAACAGTCTTCTCTGACAAATATTTTCTAGGAAGATAGTGTATTTCAACACCATACATCTTCAACTGTTCGTTGATTAGGTCTTGAATTAAATTTTGTTCAGACCTTGATCCTTGCTGAAAATATGGATTAAGCATAATATTAACCGATCATGTCCATAGGAGGAAGTTCGTAAGTATTGGACATTACCTCCCTGATAGCATCAAGTTCTTTTTGTGCGTCATCGTAAATTTGTCTACCATTAAGTTCAACTCCACCAGGAAGTTTTACTCCCTGGAACT